GATTGAGCAATTAAGTCAGCTAAAAAAGTAGGGTGTGACTTCAAATCTGGCACCCATACTTCACCAGTCTCACCACCCAATGCGCCAGAATTTTTAGCATGATGTGTAGGCGATGGCTTGAAATTAATGACACGAGCATTTTTACCTTCACCAGTGGTTACGGTTGTCATGTAGCCCATGATGTCGGCTATACGGTACAACTCATTTCGGTTTTTACCACCAAGCTCTGGACGGTAAATAACTTGATCACCATTTTGATCTTCAGATGCATGGGCAATAAATACAACATCTTTACCGAAGCTCAGCAGGGTATTGATGTACTGCTTAAACTTCATGTTAGCCAAGCCTTGGGCCTTTAACTTGAGTGCACCATCTTGCTGGCGGTTATTTGCTGTCTTGAGCAAATGAGTTTTAATGGCTTCTAACATTGCACCAACAGTATCAATGACGACCGTGTTGTAGGGCGCTAGATCTTGCTCTTTGATATTTTCAATATCAGACCATTGTTGAACAGGAACCACTGCACCACGACGAAGTTCACCAGTACGATGAGCACCACGGTCAAAGTCAAAGGAAATAGCTTTGTCGCCAGTGAAGCCTAATGATGTTTTACCCAAACCAGGATCTGCATAGATGTAAGTAATAATCGCACTAACATTCAATGCTTGATCCGCAGAAATAATATTTAAACTCATGATATTTCCCCTTAAGCCCCAACCCAGCCCATGCGTTTTTTGTACGCACGACGTTCATGTAAAGGAATATGCGAACTTTGCATACCG